CGTTGAGTATCTCCGATCCAAGTCGATGCTGAGGTAAGCCATGACAGATGACGTCGTCGCCCTGGTCAAAGAGAAGCTGGAAGCTGATGCGGTTCTGTCCACCCTTGGCCCAAAGAACGGGCCTATCCGGGTGATTATCGCCGGTGCCCGCTTGGCCAAGAACCCTGCCCGACCGTACATCGTTGTCGACATGATCGGCGGTGAAGAGTACGCCTCGATGGGTAAGTTCGGGCTGGAACTGACCATCCATGCCGACGACTCCGCAACCCGCTGGCGAATCCAGAAGCGTGTCCATCACACCCTGCATGAGAAGCGTCTTGCCAAACCGGGTATGAATATCCTTAGAATGTGTCAGGTGAATGCCACCGACAACTTGCCAGATCGTCAATCCGGTATGGTAAAGTTAGGGGTGTTGTACAAAGCGTCTGCTGTCCTTACAGACAAACTGTACGACGTCACTTGAAGGGACCGATACTCCAGCTCCGATGCGCGTGTTATCAGAGTAGAGAGGGTTCCTCATGCCCGTCCCCACCCCAACCAAGATCACGGCGGACTCTTCGCAGTCTCCGTTGTCGGCCTACAACATCAAGGTAGGCGTTCCCCAGCTTCATGTCACCCCGTTCGGTTCCAATGCACATTGGAACGAGGTCGAGGGTTGGCTGCCCCTCGGTCTGGTCGAGCCCGGCACTGTCAAGTTTGACTTCACGAAAGAGAAGTACGACGTCATGGCCGGTTCGCCGCAGACCGTTAAGGCGCGGTTCATCGTCGGTCACGCCGGTAAGGTTGATCTCAGCCTGTTTGAGATTGACCCCCGTGCCCGTGAGTTGGCCTTGGGTCACAACATCGGTTCGACCGACAGCATCAAGACCGGTACCAGCGGCCAGCTCGTTGCTGGTACGCCGACCGCCACGTCGTTCGACTTTGACGTCGCCCCCGGTACGGCTCCCGCTCCTGGCGACCGTATCAAGCTGACCGTCACGGATTCCCAGCTCGGTGGCACCCGTGCCATCTATGGCCGGGTCCAGTCGTTCAGTGGTGTGACCGTCACCTTGACCGACCCGCTGGAGCTGGTCCCGACCGTTGGCGACACCATCGACGGCGTTGTCGAGTACCACGCTCACCAGATCGGTGGTAACTACTTCAAGAACTATCGGGCGCGTCTCGTCATGAGCGCCACCGATGACAGCTTGTCCGTGGTTGAACTGCTGAAGGTGAACGTCACCACCGGTTTCGCACCGGACTTCAAGGATGGCAAACAAGCTGCTATCCTGCCCATGTCCATGGAGTGCATCGGTCTGACCCAGACCGTGGGTACGCCCGCTCGTAAGCAGGTCGTTCTGGCCCGCTACTACGAGATGCCTACCATGTTCCTCAGCTAATACGGTTAGCTTCCGACAGGCTCAGCCTCCTTACGGGGGCTGGGCCTGTTTTCGGTAACGCAGACATTACAAAGGAGACACCCACATGCCCGTTGTTTTCAAAGGCCAGGAAATCGAACTGCCGGAACTAACCGTCCTCGATGGGATGCGTCTGGCCAAGGTTGTCCGTGAGGCCGTCCGTCATATCCCCATCGACGTCGAAGAGATCAAGTCGATGAAGCTGAGCCTTGCCGATATGTTCAGCCTGTCGCTGAAGATCATCGATGCCGCCTTCGACGACTATGATCTGGATAACGACCGGCTCGGTAAGTTCGCTGACTTGCTGTTCACCGAGCTTTCCCGGTTGACCAAGCTACCGAAGGACGAGATCCTCGCCGCCGGCCAAAACGACTTCGTCAACCTGATCACTGCCATCTGGCAGAAGGAGGCCGAAGGCCCTTTTGTCCAGAAGGTCTGGAGTACGATCCGACCGGTGATTATCCCGTTATACATGCTTTTCGGGATGCTGAAAGCACAGACGAGCAACCTCCTACTTTCGCGTGGTGGTCTGATGAATGGTGGCGAGTATTTGTCATCTTCCCTCTTGTCCAATCTAGCAACGGATGGCGAGAGCGAGACATCCTCGACCTCAGTCTCCGATCAGCCTTTGGCTACAAACGAGCCGGTGCTTTCTGGAGTGAGCTGAAAGCCGCGATGCAATGGAAGTCTTTCGAAGATCGTAAGTCCGACACACCCAACCGGAATGGACCGACGCACCGGCAACGGACGAAGGTACACAAGGAAGAACTCGGTACAACTCAGGGGCACAAGGAGTTCCTGATGCGTGCCGGTCTGGACATCTTTAGCTAGGAGTAGACCGTGTCTGAAGAAGCGGGCGGCAATCAGTTAGAGGACATCAGGGTTAGTTTCACCGCTGACCTGACCAAGCTCGACAGCGAGATCGCTAAGTTTGCGAACGATCTGTCAGCCAAGCTGAAGCCAATCACCAAAGAAGTCAGTGACGCCATTATGGGTCCGCTGGGTGAAATGCTGCCCGCGCTAAAGAGAATCATCGATGGTCTGGACGGCGCTAAGAAAGACATAGTAACCGTCGGCGGTAACCTTGGCACCGCCCTCGGAGCATCCGTGACCGGCAGTCTCAGCAAAGCAACGAGTGCCGCTGAGAAGGAACTGAAGAGTCATGCCGCCAAGGTTGGTGCCATCCTCAACGAGATCGAACAGAAACGAGTCATCAGCGAGAACACATACCGTGGTTCGGGTAAAGTAACCGCCGAAGCTGAACTGAAAGCACTCAAGGAAAAGAAGAAGGCATTAGACGAAGTCTACGCCGCGCAAGAAACAATCGGCCAGAACCTAAGTGCGCCAGGGAACAAGAGCAAGTATTGGCTCGACGATACCGCCGCAATGTCTAAGTGGGCTAAAGAAGCCAACAAAACTGCTGACGATATTGTCAAGCTGGAGCGTGAACTTCAGAAGCTGAACCAAGCACAAACCGGCGACGTGTCTGCTGAGATCACGAAGATTGCAGCGGCGTCCCGTAAAGCCGTCAAGGATGTCAGGGATGTCCATGAACGTGAAGTCAAGTACTACGAGACGTACCAGCGCCGGCTGAAAAGTCGCGAAAACAAACCCGGCATGGAGCAGGGCATCACGGCAGAGCTGTCGTTTGTCGACCAGAAGCTGACCGCCGCCCGTGCCAAATGGGAGAAGTCCATCAGCGCCGGCATCGTCAGTGCCGTGAGCAAAGCGTTTGCCGAAGGTCTTGCGGCTGATCCGTCAGCTACTGGCAGGGCCGCCGCCGCCCGCAACGCCCTGACGCTCATGAACACGATGATCAAGGAGATGCCCAAGGGTATCTCACCGACTACGACCATCAAGTACCGTGCCGAGCTGGAAACGACCGCGCTCAAAGCAGACGTCGACAATGTTGTTAAAACCATCAACCGGCTGAAGGCTGGCAAGGTTCTGGACGAATCAGCCCTTAACGCTGCTGAGTCCGAACTGACAGGGATGTCTAGCCTGTTCAACAAGATGGGTGACGACATTCGTAAGGATGCTTCTGCTGCGAAGGCATTGGCTGATGCGCTCGCGCTTGTAGCCAAGGAGAGGGCCAGCATCGCTGCGGTGGCAGAAAGTTCAGCGGCGAAAGAGCAGGCGCAAGAGTCCCGCCGACTGATTGCCGACCGTAACAAAGCTAACGATCTTGAGATCAATTATCTCCGCAACCGTACCAAACAGGAAGAGGCTGATCAACGTAAACTGAATGCTCAAACGGTTTCTGACCGTAACAAGATGAACGAGCTTGAGGTGCGCTACCTCAACAAGCAGTCCCAGACTCGCAAGACAGAAGAGGACAAGGAGCAGGCGAGAAGGATCTCTGACCGTAACAAAGCCAACGACCTTGAAGTCAGGTACCTGAACAAGCGCGCGAATGACGAAAAGGCTGAGGCTACCCGGCAAGAAAAGCAGGCCATAACTGACCGCAACGCCATGAACAACATGGAGGTGCGGTATCTCAACAAGCAGATGCAGATCCGCAAGTCGGAAGAGGCAAAGGCGGCTAAAGAATCTGAAGCCGCGACGATCCGCAATTTCCAGAAGCAGGTTGACAGCATCACCGAACCGGTTACGTCAAAGTCTTTCAAACAGTTCACTGACGTAGCACAGGTCGAATCCCTGCAAGCCGCAGTCGACCAGCTTGTGGCTATGCGCGAAGGCGTCGCACAGAGTACCAAGCAGTTCGAAATCCTCGACAAAGCAATCAACAAGACGGTCGAGGATCTCATTGTTGCTACAAACAAAATGGACAACCTCGAAGCAAAGGAACGCGGGGTTGTACAGGCGGCCCTCGGCAAGATGGAAGCCAGGGGCGCTGCACCTATCGATGTCATGTTGCGCGATGTTGACCGTGACATCAAAACCGCCGACGTCAACCGGCAGATCAAAGACGCAAACAAGGCCAAGGTTGAAGCAGAACAGCGGGATAAGCAAGTCGCTGCTGCGAACCTTCAATCGTTGTTTGACAAGTCCAACAACGAAACGGCAATGGATAGCCGGCTCAAGAGCGTCGCTGGCCTTGCCAATATCGCCACGCGCATCATGGATTTCCGCACGATGCAGGAAGGTGTGGCGCGTGGCTCGGATGTCTGGGTCAAGATCCAGCAGCATATTGTCAAGCTAGAGAAAGAGTTCGACAACCTCGGCAACAGCATTCACGACAACGAACGGGCATTTGCATTCTTCGAGAAGTTCAACCAGCTTGAAGGTGAGTTCAAGAACATCATCAACAAGCCGATGGAGTCAACCGAACGCCGTGCCCAACTGGAAGCACTGGCTAACCGTGTCGATGTACTGAAGGACAGCCTGAAAGGCGCCGTCACCGAAGTCAAGACGCTCGACAAGTTCCTCAATCAGATCGGTGCTCAGCATGCTGGGACTTACCGTGAGTCTGACCGTGAGACGAAGCAGGAGCAGATCCGCCAGGACCGTATTCAACGCAAGAAGGAAGAGGCTGCTGCTCGTGACCGCAAGGGTGTATTCAACCAGCGGCTTGAGAGTTCGACCATCAACAAGACAGAGTTTGACGGCGCTGACCTTAACCGGCGTAAGTCGATACTCCTGTCGTCCGAAAGCGTACTCGTCAACCTGCTCAAGGAGTTCGGTGACGTCCCTGAGTTCGCACTGAAAGCACGCACCCGGCTCAAGGACATCAAGGCCAAGCTGAACAAAGTCAACGACGAGATCACGCTAGAGGAGGCTAAGTTAGCTGGCGAGCGTGCATTCAAACAGCAGATCAGCGGCGGCGAACTCAACCTGAACGCTGAGTTCAACCGTGGGTTCAACACCAAAGACTCGTTCACCACCGCTGGCATTCGTGAGAAATTATCGAAAGCCCAAGAAGCCCACTCGGCAGACACCGACAATGCCAAACTACAACAAGAGGTTGAGCGCCTACAGCGGCTGTTGTTCAAATCTCGGGTAGAGGACATTGAAGGCCGGTATAAAGTCGAGCGAGCCAAGCTGGCTCCTGGTCAGGTTGACGAAAAGAACAAACTCAAAGACGAAGCCGTCGCGGCATTGACCACTCTTCGCCGCGAGTTCAAAGGCACCGAAGAGGACGCCATTGCGTTCGGCAAGAAGATATACAAAGTCATGGCGCAGATCGCCCACGACACCAGCCGTGAGATCGGTAAAGTAGGTAACGAGTTCCTCGACCTGAACGGTATCCTTAAGCGTTTTCATGACGCCATACTGGCCGCTGGGAACGACCAGACGAAACAGCTCGAAGCCTACAAGGCGTTCCGCGGCGAGCTTGAAGTGCTACGCAACTCCTTGTCAGGAAACGCTGAAGCCCAACAGAAGTTGATCAACCTGATGATCGGCGCTGCTAAAGCTGTTGGTGGCTTGACCGAGACGTCCATGAAGCAACATATAGGTATGCTTCAGCAGCAGTACCAACTGGATCTGCAAGAAGCACGCTCTGTCGCTGACAAGCGCAAGGTGTACGAGGATTTCATCAAGACTCTGGACGCTATTGCCCCTGCCTATGCTGGTGCGGTACACGGCGCTCAGGAGTTCATCAACAAAGAAAAAGCCGGTGCTGAACGGTTGATGAACTCTCAGTTCCGCGCCAGTCGCGGCGACCTCATGAACGCCGTCATGAACGTCGGCATGATGACCGGTGGTGCCGGTGCGGTGTTCAAGGAGTCAACCGACAAATACGCCGAGTTCTCTCAGTCGATGGCTAACGTCAACTCCATCATGAAGGTCAGCAAAGAAGAGATCGCCGGCCTGTCAAACAGCGTGCTGTCACTGTCGAACGACCCTCATATTGCCAAGGGTCCAACCGACCTTGCTAAAGGTCTGTACGACGTAGCGTCTGCCGGTTTCGAAGGCGACAAGGCTATGGAGATTCTGACAGCCGCATCTAAAGGAGCAACCGCCGGCCTAACCGACACGCACACAGCCGCTAACATCTTGTCATCAACCATGCGCGCGTTCGACTACGAAGGTATGAACGCCGGCCAACAGATGGACATCCTTTTCAAGACGGTCGACAAAGGCATCCTGACGTTCGAGCAGTTGACCCAGCACATGGGTCCGGTGATCCAATCTGCGTCGATGCTGAAGGTGCCGATGCAAGAAGTCGGTGCAGCGATCTCCGTACTGACCCGCCGCGGCCTTCAACCGGCGGAAGCCTTCACTGCTCTGAATAACGTCCTGCTGGGGCTGAACAGCCCAACCAAAGAAGTCACCGAAGAAGCCCGCAAGATGGGCATCCAATGGTTGGAAGCCGAGAAAGCTGCCGTCCATATTAAAGACGTCGGTCTGGTCGAGACGCTTAGAGAAATCTCGGAAGCAACCGGTGGCAGTGCTGAAAAACTGCAACTGCTGCTGCCGTCCATGCGTGAGATCCGTGGTGCTGCTGCCCTGCTTGCCGACGGTGGCTTTGACTTAATCAAGATGAATCACGACTTTGCTGATTCGTTGGGGTCAACTGACGCTGCTCTTGAGAAACAGTCTGAAGGTTTCAAACACCACATCGAGAAGATGCAGGCCGCCTGGGAGCGGTTCATGATCTCGATTGGTCAGAACAACATGATCCTCAGCCTCACGGATTCCGTCACCGGCCTGATCAACATGCTCAACAATTTCCCTGATTGGATCAAGGGCGGCGTGGGCCTGACCGCAGGTATCGGCGCTCTCGGTGGCTTGGCCACAACCGTTGGTCTTGTCATGCATGCCCTCGCCCCTATGATCGAACTGTTGAAGAAGGAGTCAGGGGTAGCCGGCGCTCTCGGTCGTTTCGGTACGCTGGTGGCATCACTGAGCGTGCCCCTCGCAGCCCTAGCCGGTGCATTAGGCATCATCGGAGAAGGTTTTGCCATTTACAACAGCGAGATCGAGCGCGCGGACAAGCTGAGCAAGGATTGGATCGAGGATCAGAAGAAGGCCACCGAAGAAGCGCGCCGCATGGTTACGGCGCTCGAGCAGAAAATCAAATCGTTTGAAAAGCTGCGCGACATGCTCAAGGAGTACAGCAAAGCAGCAGATGGTAGTGCGGAGAAAACCAAGCTGATGGAGAGCATCATGGGTCGGTTGAGCGTGATCGCTCCCGACTTGTGGTTACAGATCCGACAGGGTTCTCTTGCTTTTGACGACCTCGCCAAGCCGGGTGGTGGCCTTGACCGCGCGATTGACAAGCTCAAAGAGTATTTGCGCGTCAACAGAGAAGCCGCAGCGAGCAAGTTCAACGATAATGGCACCATTCAAAACTCAAATGAGGCTATCAAAGCTGCTAGGGATAACGTAGGAAAGTACGACAAAGCCGTAGCTTTGCTCAAGACTTTACAACTAGGTGACTACAGCACGAAACGTGTATACGCTGCTGGTGGAGTAGGCGGATTAGGTGGTGGTTACAGAATAGACTCTGTGGACGGTAGGCAACTGACGCAAGAGCAATGGAGTCAGATACAAGACCCTGCTATTAGAAAACATTTGCAAAGTCTTGGTGTTGTGTTTAGAGATGACACAATGACCGTCAGGCAGCTAGGCAAGAACCAAACAGACATTGACATACGGGTACAGAGCGGAAGGTCAGCTCTTACTCAAAGCCTTGCCATGGCTGAGATGGATAAAATAAAAGCCACAGCGGCCGATTTTGCCACGCAACATAGAGACGACCCTGCTCGTGTGCGTCAGTATTACATTGATAATAAAATACCTCAATTCATGCCTGAGTTTGCTAAGATCAGTGACCCTAAGGGGACAATATCTCAGCAAAGAATAGACTTGGCTCACCTGTTCAAAGGAACCATCACACGGGCGATGGCTCAAGAAGCCGGATTGAACGTCGACGAATACGCTGGCAAGAGCATCAGCCAGATGATCGATGCCGTAAACAAGCAGGATCACCGCCACTCGAGCAATAAAAATGCTGATCTCGACAGGCTAAAGAATGCGTGGGAAAAACTGGTCGCTAAAAAGTTCCCCGACCTCGAAAGGGCGAGGACAGGTAAACCGTTCGACGATGCTTACATGGAATACATGAAGCCGTTCCAACATGAGTACGTTGATGACCGGCCCAAGAAACCGAGTGGATCTGGTGGCCGTGACTACGAGGAAGTTGCACGGTCTATAGCTGACCTGATTGAAAAGAACGACACACTCACCCTTGAGCGTCGTCGTGAGCTGACTCAAGTACTTGGTGACATGCACAAGAAGCGTGCTCCACTGCCGGCTATTCAAGACACCGGTGACCTTGGTATGTCCCAGGCGCTGTCTTTCTTGAGCGGTACGGCGCCAAACGCAAGCGGGTCTACCGGAAGCAAAGTCCGTATCGCGCTGTCTACTCTGGACAAAAAAGGTGGCCTGAAACAACAGGTTATCGAAGCCGCTAAGCAAGCTGGCGTCGATCCGACTGTGTTCGCAACACTGCTGTATACGGAAAGTACCTTTGATCCTAAAGCTCGTGGTCCCGTCGATAAAGACGGCGACAGACCATACGGCATCGGCCAGATGAAGCTCGGCACAGCCAGGGATTACGGCATCACTAGCCCTGATCAACTGTATCAAACAAGCATAGCGTTGCCTGCTGCTGCTAAACACTTTCGTAACGCCATAAATTACTACATTAAAGCCGGTGTTCCGCCACAGGAAGCCGTCAAGTTTGCGCTGGCTGCTTACAACGCAGGGCCTGGTGGCAAAGGTGTGCTACGAGGCGTTCACCGTGCATGGGAGCGAGCCGGTATGTCTCGCAAGTTTGCTGACGTTGCCCCGTTTCTCCCTAAAGAAACACAAGACTACGTTGAAAGTATTGTAGGTATCAGCAGTTCCGCGCCTGCTCAGATCAGCAGCCTTAAAGGCGTGCCAATGGTGTCTGGTAAAGGCTCAACACCAGCTCAAATAGCTGCCACACAGGCTTTCCTTAATAACAAAATCCAGAACATGAGGCGGTATACCGAAGTCGTTGCCGACCTCGACAAGAGCATGGCTAGTTGGATGGAGGATTTGGCGTCAACAGGTGTGACGCCGACTAAACTGGAGCAGTTGAATAAGTACAACGAACTTGTTGCGACTATGCGTGAGAAAAATCCGAGTGCTTACCGGTCGTTGATGGGTACGCAAAACGGTCAAAATGCCCACGCTGAAAAATTATCTAACATGGACGCTGAGGTGGTGCGTGAGAGTAATCGTTTCCTGCTTGATGCCGAGAAACAACGCATAACCGCTGAACGTGCTGTCAAACAAGATCGTCTAGCTGTACTGGAAGAAACACACAAGGAGGAGATGGCCGAGTTCGACAAGGAGACTAAAAATCGAAAGAAAGGATTCTTGTCTGACACAGAAGAACAAAAAGCTCTAATCAAGAAGTTTGAAGATGACCGAGCTGCTATCGCTCTGGCTAAAGAGAAAGTGTATCAGGAGACTCGCCTCAAACTGATTGAGGACAGCGAGCAGGCCATACTTGACATTCAAGCAAGCGTCGCTGATAAACGTGCTCAGATAACCGGCGACACCAACGACAAGCTGCTGTCGCTGGAAGAGAAGTACGCGGCTGATCTGCACAAAATCAACGTCGAAGAACGGCGCGCGTATGAGGCTGAGACTGACCCAGGTCGAAAGAATAATATAAAGCGGTTAGCTGAGGCTAACCGCCGTGCTCTGTTCATCAGCAAAGAACAATCGAAGCGGGCTAACAGTGAGAGCTACGGTGATGTGTTTACGTCGCTGGCGGAAGATTGGGGTAAGAGCGGCCCGACCCTGAAGTCTGAAGTCCAGCAAACAATGAGTGGTATCTCCGACATCATGAAGTCCACCTGGACTGAGATGCTGAACAGCTCCGACGATGCTTGGACCAAGCTGATAAAGATCGTTGATCAAGCCAGTAACAAATTACTGGACATGCTGACCGACATGGCTTTCAAAGAGGCTGCTGGTGCCGTAGGAAAAGCTGTACTCGCACAGACGACCAAAGGGCTAAAAATACCTGAACTTAGGCAGGCCAGTGATGCCAACGCAGCCGATAACTATGATGAACCTATCAGTGAGTCCGGTGGTTTCAAGTCTTTAGAGGATACCGTTGTTAAGAATCTAGGCACAGGCTCATCCGAAGGTTCGCCTAAAGAAGGATTTGAACCGGTTGACTTGACCGCTGCTACAGACAGCTTTGATAACGCTATCGGTGAGTCCGGTGGTTTCAGGTCTTTAGAGGATTCGGAACCTTTTGTATCCAGAGATTTAGCCAGTGGGGCAGTGGAAGGCACGTCTACACTAGGTGCTGTTGACGCAGCACAGGTTGCTGACACTGCTGGCGCCGGCGGCGGGTTGCTCGAGTCGCTAACGACATCAGCAGGCGCAGCCGCACAAGAGCTGGGCGCGCTTGCTCTAGCAGCAGCACCGTTACTTGCTGTACTCGCCGGCCTCGCAAGTATTGTCGGTTGGGTTGGTAGCGGTATCGAAGCCAACGCTGAGGGCAGTTTCTACGGCGGCACGAAGGGTGCCAAGGATGTGGCTGAAGCGCGTAAGCGCATCGGCCTTTCAGCTCAAGATCAAGCAGACACCGACACAACTGTTGGCGGTTTGTGGAAAGGCGGTCTTGGTGGTGCGGCTATTGGTTTCGCGTTTGGCGGGCCTGTTGGTGCAGCCATCGGTGCTGCTGCCGGCATGGTAATTGGTCCGTTCATCGAGAAATCGCTGACTAGCCAAGCCGAACTGGAGAAACAACTGTACGACACCACGATGGGCAAACTCAGTAGAGCCGACAAAGCTGCTGGGTTTATCGGCGCCGAGGCTACATCGAGCAACAAGCAGCAGTTGTTGAATCAGCAACTGATGGATTACGCCAAGATTCTCGAGACGGCTAAAGAGGGAACCAAGGAGTATGACGAAGCGGTAGCCGGCGCAAGGATAACGATTCAGAAATTGGATGAGGTGATCGCCAATTCCAATCTCCGTAAGGAGCTTTTGAACTACGCCATTGGTAAAGCAGGGGGCGGCGTTGAGTACGCAGACGCGGCGCAGACGCAGCACTGGGACAACATCATCACTACAGCTAACAAGGATATTGACAGGATTGACGGCGACCTTGAAAAGGGAACCATCACGAAAGAGGACGCTGACAAAAAGAAAGCAAATCCTATAGCCGATATTGTCGACGCAATCGCACACAAAAACGCCGTAAAAGATTTTACGGATATGAACAAACACAACGGTTCTGTCATTATGGCCACGGTATTAAGGGCCGCTGGTCTTATCAATAATTCCGAAGCACTTAACCCTGTCATAGCCCAAAACGAAAACGACATCGGTATATACGACCGTGGTCTTTCCACAATAACTAGCGGAGGTAAGTTTTACGACCCTGTAACTAAACAGGAGATGACCGCTGGTCAAGTAGAAGCAAAGCTGACCGCCCTTCATAAAGAGAACATCAGGTTAAAAAACGAAAAGTACACTAGGAGCCCAGAGTTCGATCGTGACCTGAAGAAGAATTACTACGACAACATCCTGTCCAACGACACGATGAACTTTGTTCAGGTCGCGCAGAACCGTCGTGAGTCCATGGTTGCCGATGCTTCCATGTGGAATACCAAGTTCGAGTATGCCAAGAAGAGTGGTGACATCCAGGCCCAGATCCAAGCATCCAACGAGTTCGTCAAGTCTATCAAGGAAATCCAAGCGTCTGCATTCCAGCAAGCTGCTCAGGAGTTCAAAGAGGCATCGGAAGCATCCAAGGCTGAGGCTGACGATAAGATCAAAGCACTCGATCATGAGATCGTGGTGGCCCAACGGAAAGGTCAGGCCATTACCGCAGATCAAGCCAAGCGTCGGGTGGATGCTGTCCGTGAAGGTATTGCGGCGCAAGGTCAACTGCTGCGTACCGAACTGACACGGTTGAATCTAACCGCCGATGAGAAGCGTAAGATGGAGGCTGAACTCCACAGCCTCAGCATGGACTACATCAACGCTGAAGCCGATGCACGGTTAGAGGCCGGTAAGCAGTGGATCGATCAGCAGCAGCATCTGCTCGATCTGGACAAGCAGCACCTGGATTACCTGCGGGATACCAGTCAGGTCAGTGCCGACCAAGCTATGTTCTCAGCAACCGGTACCGAGAACATGTACGGTCCACAGGGTATCGTCGTGCGGCAAGGTGCGCTGGCTCAAGCCGTCATCGACCAGGGCAACTCCATCAACAACAAGGAGGTCATCGCCCAGGGTGAGTCCCTGATGGACAAGGCCGTCAACGACTTCGTCGATTACATGGCCAAGACCCAGGGCACGATGCGCGACACCGCTGTGCGGATGTTCAAGCAGTTGCTGCTTGGTGTGGACGTACCGACCGACCAACTGAAGGCCATACTCAATCCCGACAACGCTGATCAAACAGCTAAGTCCTGGGAGACGGCCACCAAACCGGTTACCACCTATGCGGATAAGGTGTCTCAGATCGGCAAGGATCTCATCAGTCTGTCAGGAGTAACCGGTACCACTGCTGATGCCATGAACAAGGCGTTTGACAGCATCGTGCAAGGGCCGCTCAAGACCTTGACCGCTCAGATACAGAGCCTGCTGGGTATCGACAAGATAATCGCCGGTGCATCTACACCAACCGGTTCATCGTCTGGTGGTTCATCGTCGTCGGGTGGCCCTGGCTGGAGCTACACAGCCATCCAAGGGGATAAATCACAGGGCGGCGTAGGCTCACAGGACATCGAAGGTGGGTCGGTCAGCATCCAAGACGGACACTACGTCTACACAGACATCAACGGCAATGCAAAAGTGTTGCAGAACGGTGGTGTAATCGGTTACGCCGACGGCGGCATCGTTCGTAACCCGTTCATTGGTGGTCCGCCGAACTCTTATGACACCGTGCCTGCATGGCTCACCCCAGGTGAAGAAGTCAAGACGTCGAGAGATCCGTTCCACATCGGTAACCTCGCCGCCACGACCATGCTCATGGCACAGCGGATTGGTTCTATGCTGACAAAGGAAAGCAAGTCGGTTGCGATCACGGTGAGCGGTAACTACATCCACCCTGATATGGACATGAACCGGTTCGCCCAGCAGTTGGCCGATGAACTCACCTTCAAGGGGATTCTCTGATGCTGCAAATCCTGGTTAACGGCTACGACTTCACGGCTTACTACCGACCGAAGTCCTGCTCCATCACGGATCTGCCCGGCGGTGAGATCGGTAAAGCCAGCTTCGTGCTGGAGAACCCGATGTACCCCTCACCGCCGACCATGGCCCTCGTTCACAACCCGATGTTCCCCGTATCGGTTGCCCACGATATGCCTGACCCGGATGACTACACCAATCTGGTGCGGTACCGACCGGACAGCGGGCATATCGTGGCGATCCGTGATGACCAAGACCCGGCTGGTGTGAACATCTTCGTTGGTGCAATCATCCGAAAACCGGAAGAACCGATTGTTCGTACAGAGGACGGCAGTTACCACTTCGTCTACTCCGTGCAGGCAGCATCCGCCGGTTACACCCTAGATGGTCATACCGTCACCGACATCTGGGAGGATAAGCAGACCGGTTTCATCTTCGCGGATGTTATCGAGTCGCACGCGCCTGACTTCGATAGCAGTAGCATACCGACCAGCGGCGATAAGGCTGGTCGTTACCGCCGACCACAGTATGTCGCTGAGCGTAAGCCGGTGCGTCAGGTGCTGGATGATCTCGCTGCGTCCGAAGGTTGGACGTGGTACATCGAGGAAACCGCACCGACTAGCCTCGCCAATACCAAGTCCATCCGCCTTGGGCCGCCGATCTACGTTCGGGAGTCGTTCAAGTTCACCGACGACAATGTCGATGAGATGTGTACCAAGCCACCGACCATTGATGTCGGTGACCTATCGCAGGTACGGAACGTCATCTGGTTCGATTACAACAGCGAGTATGCTACTGGGCTGAACGCCGGTGCCGTATCTGGATCGACCAACCCCTACGACTACGACAAGGGTCTGGCCCGTGTAGCTTTGAACAGCACCAACATTGCACCGCTCGGTAATGCCAACTGGGCAAGCTACGTCAAAGCCGGTGCGGTGTTCTATATCCCCGGTTCGAACTACCGGTATACCGTGGCCCAGGTGTTCGACACTGGCAACATCATCCTCAGCTCACCGATCCTTGAGTCCAGCGGCGACAAGCCGTATGTGTTCAGCAACATACCGTCGACCATCAAGCTCAAGGACATGGACAGCATCAACACCCTGAAGGATCTGTTCAATAACGGCGACAACGGTGAGCGGGAGTTCTCGACTAAAGATGACCGGTTGATGCGGTTCGATCAGGCAATCCAGCAAGCTCGGGCACAACTGTCCGACCGTGCCAATCCCATGGTCCGCATGACGCTCGACACTAACAGCTACCTGCTGCGTAAGTTCACCGACTGGAACAGCAATGAGCTGGGGATCACCGGTACCAAGGTGTATCCGAAAGCTGGTAAGGCGGTTGAGTTCAGTCTGGTCAACCGCAACTTGCAGGGTCTGTTCGTCCAGAAGCAGGTTGTGTGGAAAGATACCGGTGCCCAGGATGTGGATTACCGGCAGCTATGGCAGATCACCCTGGACTTTAACGACCGTCTGTTCGCCCTGACCACGATCTTCCGTAAGTTGATCGACGGTCAGTTGAACTCTTTTGGCAACAACAGCAGTCAGGTCATCTTCGACGCCATCGACATCTATGAGCGGGATGCCCGTCTTATCTCGGCGCTCAATCTCGGTGGTGAGTCGGTCACGATCTACGGGATGGACAATCCCTGGATGGCCGAGAGCATCGTCATGACCGACACCATGTCCGTACAACTTGCCAAGATTGACATGCCAATGGCCGAAACCGTGCTGATCTCGGATGCCATGACATTCACCAACGTCAGTAACAACTCGACATTCCACTGGTCAGCGCCTGCCGTAAATGCGATCAATCGTGCAAAATGGGGGAGGGCACAGTGGAAGAACGTACCGTAGAGGGACACATGCACATCATCGAACCCGTCACAATCAAAGGCGTGGTAACACTGACGCTGTTCGATGAGGACGGCAACGAAGTCTGTCAGCAGCGTAACAATCTGGTGACCGACGCACTGAAGCAGCGAATCCTTGGACCGCTGGCCGGTATTGCTCAGACCTACACGAGCAGTACGCTCGTTACCCGGTTCGGTTTCGGCACGTCGAACGCCGCACCGACCAGCGCGGACGTGATCCTTGGCCGTGAAGTTCTGCGGAAGCCAGTTACTTCCGGTATCTTGAGCGGCAACCACTTCATCGCTGATTGCAACATCGCTTTCAGTGAACTCAACACGCTGGTCACCACCCTGACTGCTGCACCTACCAGTACGTCGATCACGGTAGCGAGTGTTACCGGGCTATCCGTCGGTGATGTGCTGGAGATCAATCCGGTCAACACTGTCGGTGTGACAACCAACGCCCAGTTCGTCGAGGTCAGTGCGATCAACCCGTCGACCAAGGTGGTTACACTGGTATCCCCAGGTTTGAACATGACCGCCGTACCAGCACCAGCGAGCGGTTGGTATGCGATGCAGGTTGTCCGTGAAGCGGGTACGTTCATGTCGGTTGGGGCAGCTATCGTGCAGTCACCAATCACCAGTACCAGCTTCGTGGTCAGCAACCCGTCGCTGTTTAGCGTCGGTCAGTACCTGAACATCCAGACCAGTGCTTCTACGTCTGCGATTGTCCAGGTCAACACGGTGGTCGGCAGTGTGATCACCGTCACAAACCCCATGACCGCTCTGCCTATCGAAGGATCGGTTGTCGAGTGCGGCATCCTGGCCAACCACGCGACTGGCTTCACGTTTCGCAAGACCAACAAGCTCACCGCCATCGCCCGCGTCGACTTCTCGATGGACTAGGAGTACAGCATGTTGAACATTGACTCACTACTCAGTAGTCAGAAGCCGATTGCGGATCAGGACATATCCGTTCAATGGGGTCAGGCGGTTGAAGCCGACATTCGCCAGTTGGATTCCCGTACCACGGGTGTGTCTGGCGTATCCGGTGGGTTCGGTGGTGCCGTACCCTACGGCTCGACCAGCGGGAACGACAGCGGTTGGTCAGGCACGAAAGTTAACTGTTCGGTCTACGCCTACGATGGTAAGCTGTACCCTAACAGTACGACGTTCCATGACGGCGCTCTCACCTACGACACCGGGTCGACCTACGATAACTGGGTCACCTCGTTCAGTTACACCAGCCAGTCGTGCTCGTTCCCAACCACGCTACTCGTTGGTGGGACCATCAACGTCGTAGGGACTTTTCCTTACGGCACACCCCTCATTACCGCTGAATACTCAGCCAACGGCGGCGCCACCTGGGCTCCTTTGACAGGGTCGCAGTCGGGTGCCACCTTCACCATCGCACCTGTTCAGATGAACCGCATTCGATTCACCGCGACGGTGCCGCAGGCGTCGACCGGTGCGCCTGCCAGTCTCACCAGTTATTCCATGTCGTTCAACGGCAAGAGCTACGGTGAGACTTTGGTCATCGACGTGCCTCTCGCCGGCACCGACATCACCTACAGCTTGCCGTATCCGGTTGTTCCGGGTGCGGCGTTCTTTCCGTTCTTCCAAGCTGGTCAGCGGTTACGGGCAGACGTCAGTAACCTCACGACCACCGGTTGTCGGTTGCAGCTTGTGACGGATGACGGCGTGTATTCCCCGATGAACGGGCGGGGCCTGCTGATCGTGGCACTAGGCTAGGAGGGACAATGGCAAAACAAGTACCAACATTCACAGATCCGGCGCAATCATCCGGCATCAACTCGCTGGTATTGCGGAACAACTTCAATACGCTGGGGTCGTACCTCAACGACCATGATGCCCAGCATTGGCCGATCAAGGTGAGTGCACCGAAGATCGGCACCGGTGGTGTGTCCGCTATCGTGGGGTCCACCGCTACAGGTGCGACCATGACGGCTAACCAAGCCAAGTACATGCGATTCACCTACGAGACACCAAACGGCGAAACCACACGCTCGTCGGAAGCCACGGTGACACTGACCACGTTACAGAACAGCGTGCAGGTTACCGTCGATCAAGTCGACAGCGGCTTCACTCCGTACATGTGGGTGTACGTTGCCCTGGCTGGTGCGAGTGCCGGTGCTGGTCCGTGGTACCGGTGCCGTCAAGCTGATCTGGCTGCGGTGAGTGGTTGCACTGTTGATGCCAATGGCCGGGTCACGCTGAACACCGCCGGTCAATCGCAGTTCAAGATCATCGTGCATCCGCCCAACACCCAACCGGCGGCGCCTGCCTCGAATAACTCGGGCAGTATCGACCCGTTGCAGATGACGGTGACACCCATCCCGTTCAGCAGCACGGTGACGAACAACTCGCCGTCAACCGGACAAAAGACTGTGACCAAGACCTACCCGATGGCAGGCGGCACGGTTACCGAAACCGGTATCTACGACATGACACTGAACCGTATCACCAGCCACGAATTGTGGATGGGTGGCGTTGCCATTGCACGGTACAGTTACACCTATGGCACCGACTCTGCCAGTGGCAGTGTCATCTGCACAGCACGCACACAGTTGGAGGCTTAACCGATGATGGAAGTATTCTCTCCGTGGGACGGTAAACCGAAAGCCGGTGATCCGATCTCAACAGTTTCGTTCGCAGCGACAGCCCGTGGTGGTTACTACAGCGAGTCGTCGATGTCAGTTAACGTCGTCGTACCAGCCGGTCGTATTCTTGTGTTGACGGGGTTGCACGTTAGAAACATAAACGGTTACACGACGTACCCGTATAACTACCCTAGCGGCAGCATCACCATGATCCAAAACTCGACTGCATACGCCACGTTTAATGGTCACGCGGCTAAACATGAGACGACTCAAGGAATAGTTTCAGCGAGTGCTACTGGGTACCAAGCCGCACCGGCGACTATGAGCGATTCCTGGCAGGGTATGGACGTAATTAGTGGAGGCGCCAGTGGTGTCACGTTGACGTTGACTGTGTACGCTAACTCTTATTACACAGGCGCGACAGCATCAATCGGTGGTTACCTGATCTAAAGGAGACAGACTATGTGGATTATCACCAAACCCAACGGTAACCAGACATACTGCGGTAACCGCCGGGATCACGACATCGTTGCTGCCATCAACAACGAGTTTGGTGAGTGCAAGTTCCACTGGATTCCCGATGGGCAGTGGACGGATCTCACCACCGAGAACATCACCTATGACGAGGAGGGCAAAGCCGACCCAGCAACCTGCCGTAAATGGACCTTCGACGCCTCGACCGGTACGCTCACCGTTACTGACATGTCCGACAAACCGAAGGTGATTGCCACCTTCAAAGCTGAACACGTCACTGCGTAGGAGCTACGGTTATGTCTGATGATAACGCCCATCTTTGGGAGGTACTGCAAGAGGTCCGAGACAACGTCCAGGCAACACGCGCTTTCCTCGAAGGCGGCATCATGCCTGACGGCACCCACCGCGACGGTTTCATCCAAGACCACAACCGATTGAAAACAACCGTTGCTGAACTCAAGGACGTTCACGGTCAAACCAAAGAGAAGCGGTGGGCGCTGATCGCTGCCATGCTCGCCGCCGTTATCACCAAGGGCATCGACGTTGTCGTCAGTTACATGAGCGGAAAGGGTGTGCACCAATGAATCACGATCTCGTTACACAGATGGTCACGTTACTCGGTCAGTTCCTTGTTGATAATGCTGATACTGTATCTGGCAAAGTCGTTGCTGCCGCACCTGTTGCTGGGGTGGTTGCCAGCGGGTTGGTCGAGAAAGCGTGGGTCAAAGTTGCGGTGACCGCTGTCGGTAGTCTGCTGACTGCGCTGTTCAATAACAAACCCAGTGACAAGCCGACTGTGTTCGACGATCAGCAGAAGGGTTGATGCACAGCCGTGACTCAGATAATCCTCAACGAAACCTCACCGATCCATGGGCGTGTTCGGTTGATCGAGGTGGACGACGACGGCAACCAAGAGGTGGTTGTCGATCATCGAAACCTCATCACCGATGTGTTCATCAACTCCATCATCTCGCGTATCCTTGGCACGGCGACTGCCCGAGACACCATGGCTATTACACAGCAGGCGCTGGGTAGTGGTGCAGTACCTCCGGTCAGCACCGGCACCAACCTTGCTGCCGAGTTTCACCGCAAGGTGATCGACAACAAGGCACGGTCAGCAAACCAGATCATCCTGTCCACCACGTTCTCCTCGCTTGAAGCGAATGTGCCACAGGGCAGGATCACCGACAGGTATGCCGGTACAGCCAACCAAAGCAAGAACACCTGGACCATCGCACCCTACCTATCCGGTCTGTCGCCGTTGGACACAGCCTACGTCTCTAGCTACTTCAAGCGGTTCCGTGAGGGCGACCTCGTTCGGATTGGCCTGGGCTCAGGGAACAAAACCTACGTCTACGCCAATCTAACGAGTGTCATCTACAATGCGGCGGCGACCAACTGCGTCATTACAATCAGCCCCGATCTCACCGAGTACCCGCCCAACCTGGCAACCGTCGACGGTCTTATCAACGAGGCCGGTGTCTACGCTGACTCCCCCAACCTGCTCACCGTACAGGCATCACCAGCCCCTACTGCCGTGACATTCGCCGTCGATGATGCGTCCTTGTTGGCTCAAGGCGACCAGATCATTCATCGCAAAACAACCACCGACATCAACGGAGCAACATTCGAGAACAGCCAAATCGGTACCATTCTGTCAATCACCGGTAATACTATCACTCTGACAAGCCCTGGACTGACGCCGTTATTCCCTGTCAACGGTTCGTCGCCAGCGCCAACCGTAACTGCACCAGTAGCAGGGGATAAAATCTGGGCCGGTCGCCTGTATAATTGGGTGAGCGGTCTGCGATTCGTTAAGTCCAGACAAAAGAACGTGCTGGTTGAGACTATCTTCACGACAGGGAATGGCTAGATGAGCGAATCGACGACGATCCGTATTGGTCCGAACGACACTACCAACGACCTTGCAGCGTCAATCCACAACAGCTTTCTGGTCACCCGCAAGGTGACCATTCTTACTGATGACGCCAACCAATACAATCTCGCCGTCAAAGCCGCTGCCATTGTGCGGCGGGAGCTGATACCATTGGGCGTGGATCTCGTGTGCTGTACGTTCTTCCAATTCAACGACGGACGTTACCAGGACCGGGAACAACTCCAGTACGTTCTCACCGACAAACGCTGATCGACACTCCCACCTATTCCATGTAGGAGGTCGAGAGCATGATCTGTCGCGTCAATGTCGCGGTAAAGATCCCTCACTGGACCCCTCGTGCACAGGTCACCTTGATTGGTGACCTGTCGTCATGTGGGCAGAACCTGACTGAGGGAACAGTTACATTCCACAAACCCGGTCGACTCACCGTCTCTGTCATCAGCGGCGGTGATATGTGGCAGGGTGAAATCATTGCAGAGGGTGAGCCTGTTGCCGTTGAACAACCCGTCGAACCATCGGTCGAACAGCCAGTCGAGCAGTCGACCGAGCAACCAGCCGAACAGCCAACCGTCGTGGCTGAAGTCGTCGAAGAAAAAACGGAAGAAGCCCAAGAACCGGAACACTCTGAAGAAACCCCAACCGTTACCTCCCGTCGAGTGGGACGGTTCGACCGCTATGCGAGGTAATCATGCAGCTAAGTGAACACTTCACCTTAGCCGAGATGACCGTCAGCGAGACGGCAGCTCGCCAAGGACTGAACAACACCCCGGATGCAGACAGCACTGCCAACTTGAAGCGTACCTGCGCCATGCTGGAGAAGGTGCGTGCCCTGGTCGGTGGTCCTATCGTGGTGACCTCGGGTTACCGTGGACCAGCGGTCAATGCTGCGGTGGGCGGGAGCAAGACCAGTGCTCATATGACTGGACGTGCTGCTGATACCAACCGTCCTGGGCTCACACCTCGGCAGTTTGCTGAGAAGGTCAAGCCCAAGATGAAAGAGTTCGGGATCGACCAGATGATTCTGGAGTTCGATAGCTGGGTGCATCTCGGCATTGCCCGTGTCGGTGAAACGCCCCGCTGTCAGATCCTGACCATCAACAACAGTACCGGCGGTTATGTCGAGGGGCTGTGCTAATGCTCTATACAAATCCGACACTTCGTGCGATAGTCGAATCGGGCACACCTTGCCCGACTGCTGACAGCCTCGATGACACCGCTCCGACGCTGAAGGTAGCTGTTGCGAACAGGCGGCCTGGATAATGGCCACCTTCGCCCCCGAACTCGTCATTGACCACGGCATTCAGCCTCAGATCGACGGTCATACAAACACCTTTCAGACGCAGTACGACTACATCCCCGGAACATTAACCATGTACTGGAACGGCCAAGCTGCCGTCCACACCAAGGGGCTCTTGGAGTTGTCGCACAATACGTTCATTCTCGAGCCCGATGTCCACGGCCAACTCCTCTACCCGACACCTGACGACAATGTATGGGTCACTTACATGGCCTAACGTAGAGGAGATCGAACAGGATGGCTTTCACCATTTTTGACTTGAAGAAACAAGTCAAAGCCCCCGCCACTTACCGTTCCGACATCGCTCGGGTAGACTTCCGCTCGCAGACGAACATGGAAGGTTTCTCCCATGTCCTGCTGAGCATGTTCGCAGACTTGCTGGGTGAGCAGGAGTTCGACACGGCTCCCGCTGACACCATCCACAGCCTGCATGGCCGGCTGAACACGGTTGAAGGCGATGATGCGACCTCTGGGTCTATCGCCAAGAGCCTGAAGGATGCCAAGGCTTACACGGACGGCGCCATCACCAGCTTGGTGAACGGCGCTCCTGCCGTGCTCGACACTTTGAAAGAGATTGCTGATGCGTTGGGCAATGATCCCAACCTGAGCGGCACCCTTGCCACTCAGATCAGCGGTCTGGGTACTCGTCTCGACACCATCGAAGGTGACGCGCAAACTTCTGGCTCGATCCAGCACGCCCTGTCGCAGGCTGAAGCCTACACCGACAGCGAAGTGTCGAGCGAAGCGTCGGTTCGTGCCGCCGCTGATGCCAGCGTTCGTGCTGACCTGAGCGCCGAAGCCTCTCGGGCTGAGGATGCTGAAGCCAGCTTGGCCAATGCCGTGTCTGCGGAAGCCTCGGCCCGCGATGCTGCTGATGCCAGCGTTCAATCCAGCCTGTCCAGCGAAGTTAGCCGCGCCCAATCGGCGGAAGCCAGCTTGGCTGGTGAAATCTCGGCTGAAGCCTCGGCTCGGGATGCTGCTATCTCGGATGCGATGAACCAGGAAACCTCGGCGGCTGTCAGCCTTGCTGACGGTTTGGCTGCTGAGATCAGCCGGGCCACCTCGGCTGAAGAGTCGGTTGCTGTCAGCTTGGGTTGGGAAATCAGCCGTGCTCAAACGGCTGAAGTTGAACTGTATACCAGTTTGACTAATCACGAAAATGCCAACACTGATCCGCATGGTCAAACGCTGACTCAAACCAACATGCAAGTCAGCAACCAGCTCACGGTCGGTGACCCGAACACGGGTGTCAACGCTCTGCGGATTGATCCGAATGGCCCAGATGGTATGGCGGTTGTCGTCGGTGACTACAACGCCTTTGCTGTTCAAGGGATGTCTGGTCTTGACGTTCGCCTGCCGGCCACGTTCCAGAAGTACGCTGCTTTTTACAACAATGTGAACTTTGTTGGGTACAATTCCAACGACCCAAGCCAAAGCGCGCTTGTTGACTTTGCGACTAATGCAAGATTTGAAGCCCCGGTTCAAATTGGTACTCTTGGGCAAAACAGCCCGATGGCTCCTGGGTTTGAAAGTTTCCTAGATGCCGGTACTGCTACTTATGATAGTAACAGTGCGACGTTAACTGTAACCGGCACTACGAACGGCGGTAACGGTTGGGGTTACAAGGTTGGCACGATTGATGCTAACCCCGCTAAAGGCACTTGGTCGGTGTCGGCGTCTATCTCTTCTAACGGCACTTTCTTAGGGTTTGTCAGCACGCCTACTCGTGCTAATCTTAACAAAACCAGTCAAGATTTTGACCGGTTTGATTACGGGGTTACTGTTCAGTACGACCCGACTGTTCCTCAAACTGCGTCTTTGTCGTTGCAAACGCCCGGTGGCGAATACCAAGTCATTCAAGTGCCTAGTTGGCAACTTGGGGATGGAAACTGGTTTGACAATGAAAGTGGACGCCCGTATCCGCTAGAGTGCCGGTTTGACCAGGGAAACAAACTCAAACTGCAAATGTCTCCTGCTGGGGTAGTTAGCGTTTGGGTCGGTCCTTATCAGTTGGCTGAGTTCACCACCGTTGCCGATGTTCGTTGGCTGAACGGCTCTAACGGCTGGTCGATTGTGGTGGGTGGCAATCAATACGGGTCTACTGATGATCACACCGTAAGCGGCTTGTCGGTTGTCACCGGCACCAATCAGACTGGTGATCCTGGTATTCTTGATGTTGAAACGGCTGCTAAGTTCGCTTATGATGTGTCGTTCAAAGGTCCGACGTTTACGGTTGGCGACTTCAGCAGGCCGGATACCACCATCAACATCGGTGCCAGTGATACCCACCTTGTGAACTTGCACGGCTCTGTGCGGTTCAAAGGCTACAGCGTTGATGTTCAGAACTTCTTGTCTGCCAATCGCATGGGTTTTGATCGGATGTTTGGCCGAGAGGCTAATATCCGTGAAATCAACATTCGTGACAATGGTTGGATCTATGTTCCTGGGGGTGAAATCAACGTCGATGGCGGCGGTACGATTTACACTCAAAAGAACTTTGAAACCAACACGGGCGGCGACATCAAGGTTGGTAACGACCTTGTTTGGCGCAACTTTAACGGCAATCAAGGTAACGAAGTTCGTTTGATTGATTACCTCAATGGTATGAATCAAACGATCAACGACAATCAGAACAACGACAACATGCGGATTGTTGATCTGAATGATCGTGTTACCACACTCGAAGGCTCGGCTGGAGTGTCTGGTTCGGTCGCCAACGCTCTGTCCGTGGCGGAAGCCTATACCGATCAGAAGATCAGCGACCTCATCAATGGTGCGCCAGAAGCTCTGGACACCCTGAAGGAGCTGGCCGACGCCCTCGGTAACGACGCCAATCTGGCTGCGACGATCACGACGCAACTCGCCGGTGTCTCTAGCGACATCAGCGCCGAAGCGTCTGCTCGTACCTCGGCTGACGCCTCGCTGGAGTCCAGCCTGAGCACCGAAGCCTCGGCCCGTACTGCTGCGGATGCCTCGCTGGCGTCTGACATCAGCTCCGAAGCGTCGGCTCGCGCTGCTGCGGTTTCCTTGGAAGCCTCCAGCCGTGTTGCTGGCGATGCTTCTCTGGAGAGCGCCCTCAGTGCTGAAGCGTCGGATCGGGCCGCCGCGGTTTCTTCCGAAGCCTCAGCGTTAACC